CCAGTTGGTATATTTACTCCATCTTTTACTTCAACGGGTCCATTATCATTGTAGTTGGAGATTTGATTCGCCAGTAATTTTGACATACTTCTAGTCCTGAAGGCACTTGATCTAAGCTAGAAGTATTTATAAACTACGTAGGACCATCCAAATTGTCTAAGTCTTTTCTTTGATACTTAGTAGGTATCTCTATACCTTCAATAAGATCAGTGTTAAGACTATAACCAATAGGATCACTACTATTTAAATAATCAGAATCTAATTTAAAATCATACTCTGCCTTATTCCTATAAAAACTAGCAACATTATCAACGGCTCTAATAGGTGTAGTGAGGATAAGTTCTCTAACTTTACCCAATGCTTGAAACATTGTTTCAAGTTGTTCATCTTGTTTCTTTTCTATTGCTTCAATAATTGCCAAGCGTAGTGCATCATCTGCTGCTTGAATGTGCTTACGAATACTCATAATTAATCCTTTAGTTGTCTTATATTATAATTTATTGATTCTGGATATGCTTCAGGGCGATCACATATGAAACAATTTGTAGCATATCTTACACCCGAAGTAATCTCTTCTACTTCATGCACCCATATAAAACCATTTGCAGGCCATATAAGAGCATCACCTTTGCCTAGAGTAATCTTATACTTACCAAACCAGAACGAAAAATCACCTCCAGTGTAATCATCATTCAAATTTAAAGTACAACTTGCAAAAGTATTTCCAGTATGATCTATGTGAGGATGAATCTTACCTCCAGTATCATACTTTAGAATACGATACATATGAGGATACCGAATGAATCCATATCTACCTACATGAAAAGATTCAAATGTATCTAGATGATCCTGATACTCTTGAACTATATCACCAACTTTTTTATGTATCAAATTGAAAGCAGCACAACCAACATAGGTATCTTCATCAGTTATTGGGTCAACCCTAAAACCTGATCTTGGTTCATGTTTAGTAAACTTAGAACCCACAACCTCACCTGTGACAGCATGTTTAGCATTCTCATTTATTGGTTTGGTTTTATTCTGTTCGTATTCAGATATAATCAGATCACATTCATCATCAGATAAGAAATTTTTCTTATGATAAATTAAATCATTAATTTTAAATGTCACAAGGGTTTTTAAACTTAGTTATATCAGTAGCAATATACTTTTCGCCACTTGATTTTTTAATAAGGAAGTCCTCGCCATGTTCTATACGTGTAGTATACTTGGCTAGGTCTCCTTTAAATTCTTCTTCAGTTAGTTCAATCATATATTACAACAGATGTTTTCTTTTTGCATGTACTTGATAGATTCTTGAGCTCCACCAAGGTTATCACTGTTCAATACTACCTGTGGGAAAGTAGCACCTTCACCAAACTGTCCATAGAATGCTTCTTTACTAAAATCAACACCCAATTTATACTCAACATAGTTAAGTTCAGATAAACCAAGTACTTCTAAGATTTGTTGGCAATGATTGCATCCTTCTTTAGAGTAAACAGTGAAGTTCTTCATACTGATCCTGTTAAATCACTATTTAGTTTAGCAATTGTAGCAGCATGGTCTTTGTCAAAGATATCTAACCCTTTATCAGTTAAGATGTGCTTATACATTCCTTCAAATACATTAGGTGGCATAGTAACTATGTCAGCACCGTACTCAAAGGCTCTACCTACATCTCTAACACCCCTGAGAGATGCTGCAAGAACTTGAGTCTCCACATCATGTTTCTGGAATACGTTAGCGATGTCCTTGACTAGACACAACCCACCAAATGAGTTGTCATCTACCCTACCCACAAATGGTGACACGTATGCAGCACCTGCCTTAGCAGAAAGTATTGCTTGTGACTGAGAGAAGATAAGAGTTACATTAACTTTTATATTAATCTCAGAAAGTTCTACACATGCTCTGAGTCCATCTGGTGTACAAGGTACTTTAATTGTAGCACACTTGCCAAACTTTTTATGTAATCGTTTACCTTCTGAAATCATATTCTCTCTGCTGCCTATGACTTCCATGCTGATATCATTTAACCCAATGTCTTTGAGCTCTTGATAAACATCCTCATGCTTTCTACCACTCTTACGAATAAGAGATGGGTTAGTAGTCAGACCATCAACAAGTCCTGTTTTAAAACAGGAAGCAATGATCTCAGTGTCAGCACTGTCAATAAAAATCTTCATTCGTTTAAAGGTTCTAACTTAATGAACTGTTCGTTTAAATTATAGTACAATTTATAGTGTCTTGTCGTTACATAATATCCTACTATGTCGTTTCCATCACAATGGTATCCATATCCTCTAAGAGGTTCTTCAGCACCATCAATTTTAAATGTCTTACGACCACCCATATAGGATTCAAATTTCTCATCAAGATTTATCATCGTTCCTCAAATTGTAACTTGCGTACGCCTCTACGCCGTCTCGCCTCTTGATATTCTAACTCCTGTGCAGTGAAAAGGGGTTGTTTCTTAACATTCTTATTATTTTGTAATAATATAACTTGATTCATGTCTACTGCTGACACAGTATCTCCATGAACAGTTGTCATGTTACTACATCCACACGACACTCTACTTTTTTCGCTTTGTAGATCCTTTCCACAAGCATTACATCTTACTAACATTCTTCTTTGAAATAGTCCTTCTTGTAGTAACGTCCTAAGATGTTACTGTTATAATACTTTGGAGTACCATCATCTAAGGTCTCCTGTAATACATTATTTAAAAATAATTCTTTTGTCTCTGCGTAGTTAGTCCTACCTGGAGTAGTATGTAGACTTAAGATTTCTCTCTTGAAGCAGGTGTTCCCAAGTAACTTTCTATCTCCTTTAAGTTCATCAGAGCTTCCGTAGTATTTCTTCCAGTCACTCTCAGACGTAACCCTTCTCTTACCACCTCTAGGTTTACGCTTTGACCAGAAATATTTTCTTCCGATGTATTGCCTACCCGATTGCAAATTAGTAATCCTGTAGACGTAACCGAAGAAAGAGTTAATGTCGTCAGTAGTAAAAGTTGTACCCTGATAGGTCCAGGGGTTCTCGTAATCTCCTTCTGGAGTTTGGTTATTCTTTTCCACATACCCATTATCTAGTCCTCAGTATTTATATCTCCTTCAGGTAGACCTAATGTTTTATATTCAAGCTGCTGTCTTAGAAAGAGAACCTCATCCCTGAGATCTTCATTCTCTTTCTCAAGATATTCGCAATGTTCTTGGTAGATTATTACGCTCATGGACCTATTTAGTCAGTTGAACCACGGGTCTGGTATTTCTTTACACTTTCTTCCCATTCCTTCATGCTGCTCTGGCAATCTGGCGGCTCTGGATCTTTGATACCTTTTTTCTTCTTCCAGTCGTTGTGCATAGCTTGCATCATCCAACTCTGGGATAGGGACTTCGGCCCATTCTGAAGCAAATTCCTCTTGTATGTACCTAGGGGGATCATTCCTGCGTACTCCTCTCTCCACGATTCGTCTCGTGGTTCTTGTTCTGTACTCATTATTTACTGAAATTAAAGTTGATAGTGATCCTTTGACCTTTCGTAGGGTACGAGCTAGCATGTACTGTATGTCCATCAAAAACAACCATTGTATTTTTCTTTGGTGTTATCCTATCTATAACCTGTTTATCATCATCAAAAAAATAAGTATCTCCATCTGAATCATTGACATAATATAATACAACAGTATGCGGCATGTGTTGATCAGTATGTGGTCCATGATGACTAGTCCATGATGGATCTGGTACATGCATACCTAATCTTATCCTATTCATAGAACTAACATTTACTCCTGCCTTCTTACATATAGTTTCATTAGGACAGTCTAATCTAATCCACATTTCTCTATCAGCAACCTGAAGACGATCAGATAGATTCATTACTGGAATAGAAAATGATGGAAATTGTCTTTCATCATCAGCAATATTACCAGAAGAATCAGGAATGTAACTCCATTTAGTAGACTTAGATGTTAGCATCTCCTCCAAAAAATCGGCCTGTTCTTGTGGTAGAACATCCTCAATGATTTTCATAATTTAAATCCAGCAAAGGTATCTTTCTTAACATCCTGTTTGATACTACCCACCATATAACTTTCAACTTCTGTTTCTTGTGGTGCTACTTGCATACCCTTAGAGGATAACCAATGTGCTGTCCAAGGTAATGGATTGTTCTTAAGTGGAATATCAAATATAGGTTTCAAACCTATTGACTTTAACCTACGATTAGCAGTCCATTCAACATAGTTAGAAAGAAGTTTATCATTAAGACCAATGATAGATCCATCTTTGAATAGGTACTCAGCCCATTCCTTCTCTTCTTCAACACATTTCCTAAACATTTCATAGACATTCTCTTCCTCTTCCTTAATGATATCAATCATCTCTGGATCATCACCTTCCTTCCACTTATTTAATATATTTTGTGTAACTGTAGTGTGTTGTGACTCATCTCTTGCTATTAGAGATATGATCTTAGCAGAACCTTCAAGTAACTTAAGCTCACCAAAAGCAAAGCTGCAAGCAAAAGAGACGTAAAAGCGAACTCCTTCAAGAATGTATACATTAGCAACTGCTCTATATAAATGTTTCTTTAAATCTTTACGTGTCCATTCTGAATTAGGATGATCTCTCATACCATCTGTCCAAGCAGTACTCTGACCATATTCATTAGCATAGTTAATGAAGTCATCGTATGCTTTGGTCACTGACTCAGCACGTGCTAGTATCTTCTCATCATCTAGTATAGTATCAAAGACCTCTGATGGGTCAGGGTATACATTCTTAATGATGTGAGTGTAAGACCTACTATGAATCATCTCCATAGTCTGCCATATATTCATGCAACCTTCTAGTTCAGGTAAAGAACAGTAAGGAGCAAAAGCCATACCAGGAGCACGACCTTGTACGGAGTCCAAGAGGATCTGGTACTTAAGGTTGCTGGTAAATATGTGTCTCTGTGCTGCATTTAACGTAGGATAATCTGCTCTGTCTTTCTGTAAGGATACTTCTTCTGGTCGCCAGAAAAATCCTAACTGTGTCTGTGTTAACTTATCAAATATAGGATACTTAAACTTATCGTATCGTTGGACTCCTAGTGGAGGACCAAAGAACATTTGTCCTTTGGTGGTATCAGTCTTCGTTGTATTGAAGACTGTCATACCTTTAATGTCAGATTGCACAGCTTTCACACTGCTCTTCTTCGGTTGCAAAGATGTCATCTAGTAAATTAGTAATAGCTGTCTTATTATTATCTTCATCCTTCCAACCAATTGAATGTGCAGGTTCATCAAAGTCTGTCTTAGTATCATATGTATTTTGATAATAAGATGTCTTCCAACCATACTTAAAGGTTGTTAATAAATCCTGTGCCATGACACTGGTAGGAACTTCAGAATCCTCGTAATGAAGTGGGTTGTATGACCAGTTACCACTGATACCCTGATCAAAGAACTTCTGCATCACTGCTACTATCTTAATATACCCTTCGTTATTAGGCATATCCCATAGCAATGTATAGTTATTCTTTAGTGTAGCATACTGAGGAACTATTTGTTTGAGTGGTCCCTTCTTGGACTTCTTCGTTGACAAGAAATCTCTCGGTGGTTCAATTCCGTTTGTGGCATTTGACACAACGGAACTGCTCTCAGAAGGCATCTGAGCCGACAACGTGGAGTGCCTGAGCCCGTGAGTGTGTATGTCTTCCCGTAGAGTTCCCCAATCAAGTGATAAGTCATTAGGTACAATCTCATCTACATCCTTCTTGTATGTATCAATGGGAAGGATACCATCATAGTACTTAGTACGGTAGAAATAACCGCATGGACCTTTCTCTTGTGCTAATTTATTAGATGACTTGAGTAAATTATATTGGAATGCTTCCGATAGATCATGTACTAATTTCCATGCCTTTGGATCATCATACTTAACACCTTGTTTAGCGAGGTAATGAGCAAGACCAATGTATCCTACACCAAGAGAACGTCTAGCAAGAGTACTGATACGTGCTGCCTCCACTGGATAGTCTTGATAGTCAATCAACTCTTCTAGTCCACGTACAGCAAGGTCACAAAGTTCCTCTAACTCATCTAGGTTACGTAGTTTACCCACATTAATAGCAGATAGAATACACAATGCTATCTCCCCATCACCATCAATATGACCAATAGGTTCGGTAGGTAGTGTAATCTCCTGACATAGGTTACTCATGTTAACCTTGTCTTTAAATGATGAGTGCTCGTTACAATGATCAATGTTCATGATATAAACACGACCAGTCTCTGCTCTCTCCTTAAGAAGATCAAGTATTAATTCTTGAGCTCCAATAGTTTTTCTTGGTATTCTATCGTCTGCTTCATACGAAGCATAGAGTTCATCAAAGGATGGAGTTCCGAAAGAATCATACAACCCAGGAACACTATGAGGAGAGAATAAACTAATGTCCTCGTTAGAGATGAAACGTTCATAAAATAATTTAGATATTTGTATACTATAGTCAAGTTTTCTGACCCTGTTATCCTCAGTACCTTTATTGTTCTTGAGGACAAGGATGTCTTCTATTTCTTGATGCCAGATTGGGAAGTGGACAGTTGCTGATCCACCTCTGATGCCATTTTGAGTGCAGCATCTGACAGTCGCCTCAAATTTTTTGAGAAACGGGACGACACCCGTGTGTTGAACTTCTCCCCCTCTGATCTTACTGTTGATGCCACGGATTCGGCCTGCATTGATGCCAATTCCCGCCCTTTGTGCAACGTAGTAACCAATAGCCATGTCACTGCTGAAAATGCTGTCAATCGTGTCATCAACATCAACGAGAACACAGGATGCAAACTGTCTAAGGGGGGTTCGCACCCCTGCCATGATTGGGGTTGGGATGTTGATTTTGTGCTTGCTGATTGAGTCGTAGTATCTTTTGACATAATCCAACCTGTTATCTGTGTAGTTTTGGAACAGAGTTGCAGCAATCATGATGTACATGTACTGTGGAGATTCGTAAAGCTCTCCAGTACTCCTGTCCTGTACAAGATACTTGTCAACTACTTGACGAAGACCTGCATAGGTAAACAGATAGTCACGATCATGATCTATCCAAGAATTGATCTTATCCCACTCCTCTTCTGTATATTTATTAATGATACCACTATCATAAACACCCTGTTTAACACATTTCTGTACTTGTTTAGCGATATGAGGATGTCCTTTTTGTAACCAATCAGATCCGAACAGTTGCTTTCTAAGTCCAAACAATAACAGACGTGCTGCTACGTATTGATAGTTGTAATGTTCTAGGTCAATCAGATCACTAGCAGATCTTACAAGGATCTCTTGAATATCAGATGTTTTAATCTGATCATAGAACTGAAGACCTGAGTTCATTTCAACCTGAGAGGCACTCACACCACTGCCAAGACCTTCACAAGCATCTTCTACCATTCTATGAACTTTGTCTAGGTTCAAGGGTTCTACAGACCCATCTCGCTTCTGAACTTGAATACCATTACTCATATTTTTTTCCAATCGTTTAATCTAAGGTTTGCTTCTAGTTTGTGATATACATTAGATTCTACCACCTTTTGCACATCATGTCCAGCAAGGATCATGTCATTGATGTCCTTCTGTAGGATATTTTTAGGCCAAATTACA